GGCAAAAAAAGCCACGCGCGAAATTGAACAGGGGGGGGTTAATTCGACAGGGGGGGCTAGGTCATGACCGACGCCGAAGGCACGGAACTTCTCGCGAAAATTGGCGTGGCGGTACTGGCCGCAATTATTCTGCCCACCGTCGACCCGGAGGTTGAGCCGAAGTTGGACGTCGAGGCGGTGGCGGTTCGGCGGGCGCTGACGATTATCAAAGAAGTCGATCGCGCTTTTGAAGGCGGCAAGGTTCTCGCAGATTTGTTCGGGCGGAAGCCATGAAGCCGGGGCCGATTCAATTCGCGACGCGCGCCTTGGGCGCCCCCGAAGGTTGGGACCGTGAGAAGCACGGCGATTGCGACGTGCTGGAAGTGCGCGACCGCGACGGGCAGATGGATTCCGCGTGGTATCCAACGGACGAAGAGAAAGCCGCGATCGCTGCCGGCCGTCCCGTCATCCTGACCGTGTGGGGTTCCGGGCATCCGCCCGTTTCGGTCAACGTCGAACCGCAGGACGGGCACAAGGAAGACCTGCACGGGGCCGAACCACCGGACGGTGCAGTCGAAATCACATCGCTGACCGATGAAAGGCGGAAGTACTACGACCGGGCCAGCGGGAAAACATACGTCGGCGACCCGGTGAAGCTGTGAAGTGGCCAGCCACCGTTGTCGAAATGTGGGCGATCGACAGGCTGAAGGAACGCAAGAACAACCCCCGCACGCACTCCGGTGAACAGGTCGAACAGATCGCCGCGAGCATGCGCGAGTGGGGCTGGACGAACCCGATCCTAGCCGAAGAGGACGGGACCATTATCGCCGGCCACGGCCGATGGCTGGGCGGCAAAAAGAACGGGTACCCCGAAGCGCCGGTCATGATCGCGCGCGGCTGGACCCCTGAGCAGATCCGCGCCTATGTCATCGCAGACAACAAACTCGCGCTCAACGCCGGATGGGATGAAGCCCTGCTGGTCGCGGAGCTGGAAGCCTTGAGCGAGGCCGACTTTCAAATGGAGCTGATCGGCTTCAGCGACGAGGAACTGAAGGCGCTGACGGCCGAACCTGAGCCGGAACCGGACAACGACGGGCGCGACAACGTCCCCGAACCGCAGTCCCAAGCCGTCACCGGCGTTGGCGAGGTCTGGCAATGCGGCCGGCACCGGGTCATGTGCGGCGATTCGACCATTGCCGATCAGGTCGCGATCGTGATGAACGGCGAAAAAGCGCGGCTGCTGCACGCGGATCCGCCCTACGGGATGGGCAAAGAGGACGTCGGGGTGCTCAACGACAACCTCTACGGGGACAAACTCGACCGTTTCCAGATGGCTTGGTGGCATGCGTGGCGCCCTTTCCTGGAGCCGAACGCGTCCGCGTACATCTGGGGCAACGCTCCGAACCTGTGGCGGCTGTGGTATCGGCGGGCGTTCAACAAGAAAACCGAGGTCGGCGGGCTCGACGAGTCCGAACCCCTCACGCTTCGCAACGAAATCGTGTGGGACAAGAAGTCGATCGCGGGCATGGCGTCCGAGGACCTGACGCAATACCCCGAGGCGTCCGAGCGCGCGCTCTTCTTCCAGATCGGCCGCCACGTGCTGCTGGTGAACCAGACGAAGGACGATTACTGGGACGGTTGGGAGCCGATCCGCCGCTGGCTGTGCGAGGAGCGGAACAAGGCAGGGTGGAAGCCGGGCGACGTGAAGCGCATCTGCGAAAATCACATGTACGGGCATTGGTTCGGCAAGTCGCAATGGGTCTTCATCACCCGTGAAAACTACGAAAAGCTGCAACGCGCGGCCGCTGGCAAGGCGTTCACGCGGGACTATGCCGACCTCGATCGCGAGTTTCGGACGACGGCCAAAGTCTTCGACCGCGAAGTGCGCGATCCGCGGGTTGCTGAGTTTCGCGCCGCGCGGCCCTACTTCGACAACGCGCACTCCATCATGCGGGACGTATGGGAATTCTCACGCGTATCGAGTGACGAGCGGCACGACCACGCCACGCCGAAGCCAGTGGACATGATGGAGCGCGTGATGCGGTCCAGCCTGCGCGAAGGTGAACTGGCCGTCGAACCGTTCCTCGGGTCGGGGTCTACACTGATCGGCGCGCACAAGGCGCAGCGGCGTTTGTTCGGGATGGAGTTGGACCCGCGGTGGGTCGATGTGACGGTTCGGCGCTGGCAGTCCTATTCGGGATTGAAGGCAACGCTGGAGGGTGACGGCAGAACATTTGACGAGGTCGAACGTGAAAGGACGAAAGCCAAAGCCGTCGTACATGCGAGTACTTGACGGGAACGCAGGCAAGCGTCCGGTCAATGAACACGAACCGATCCCCCAGGGGAAGCTGGAAGACCAGCCACCCCCCGACGGATTGAGCGACGCGCAGAAAATCATATGGCGCCAAGCGATCAGAAGCGCCCCACCGGGGATGTTGCGGCACCTGGACGAGTCGGTCCTGGAAGTGTGGGTCGTGGCGTGCGAGCGGCACCGCGACGCATCGAAGCAAGTGGCCAAGCTGGGCTCACTGCTGAAGGGCAAGACCGGCACGCCCTACCAGAACCCGTACCTTGCGATCATGAACAAGCAGGCGGCGATCCTGCTGAAAGCCGCGGCCGAGCTGGGCTTCACGCCGTCGAGCCGTAGCCGTGTCAAAGTCGAACCTCCGCTCCCCGGCGAGGGCGATCCGTTCGCCGATCTCAAGCGGCTCGACGCCGACTGATTACGTTTCGATCGCCATTGCGTTCGCCGAGGAAGTGCTCGACGATCGCCGCGGCCTATGGACGGGCCGGCTTCTACGTCTCGCCGCGCGCCGATTCCTTCGGGACCTCAACCGCTCCCTGCTGAAGCGGCCGCCGTTCGTATTCTCGCCGGACAAGGCGAACGCGCACTGCCGCTTCATCGAAGCGTTGCCCCACGTCGAAGGCGAGTGGGAAACCGAAAACATCCTCCTGCAGCCGGCGCAAATTTTCGTCGTCGTCCAGCTCTTCGGCTTCCGCAAGCACAACGGCGCGCGCCGGTTTTCCGAGTGCGTGCTGGCAATGGCGCGCAAGAACGCCAAGACCACGCTGGCCGCGGCCATCCTGCTGTCGTGCTTCTGCCTGGAGAAAGAGCCGGGCGCCCAGATAATCAGCGCGGCCACCACGGGCGACCAGGCGCGCATCGTCTGGAGCATCGCGAAGAAGATGATCCTGAAGCGGCCGAGCCTGCGCGCGGTCTTCGACGTGGAGCCGTTCGCCAATTCGATCGCACGCTACGAAACGCAATCGGTCTTCAAGCCGATCAACAGCAAGGCCAGCACGCAGGACGGGTTGAACCCCAGCGTCACCAACCTTGACGAAGTCCACGCCCACAAGACCCACGACCTGCTGAACGTGCTGCGCTCCGCGGCCGGCGCGCGCAAGAACCCGCTGTGGCTGTACACCACGACCGAGGGCTACGAGTCTCCGGGCCCGTGGCCGGAATTGCGGGCAATGGCGAAGAACGTCCTCGAGGGCGTCATCACCGCGGACCATTTGCTTGCCGTGCTGTGGATGCTCGACGACGACGACGACGAGCTGGACGAGCGCAACTGGCCGAAGGCGAACCCGCTGATCTACAGCAACCCGGAAATCCTGCCGACCATGCGCCAGCTCGCGATCAACGCGCGGAGCATGCCGGGCACGCTGGCCGAATTTCGCATCAAGCGGTGCAACCTGCCGGCCGCGGCCGCGCGCGCGTGGGTGAACCTGCGCAAGTGGAACCGCTGCGCCGGACCCGTGGACGTGGACTTCCTGGTTCGGGTGGGGGCGCCGTGCTGGGGTGCGCTCGACCTTGCGTCCACGGCGGACTTGGCGGCGCTTCGGTGGCTGTGGCGATGGGAGGAACGCTGGTACACGTGGGGGCGGTTCTGGGTCCCGGAAGAGGCGGTGGCGCAGCGGACCGAGTCGAACCGGGTGCCGTATGGGCCCTGGGTGGCGCAGGGGTTGATAACGCAAACGTCCGGGGATGTGATCGACTACGACGTGATCGAGGCGCAAGTTGTGGCGGACGCGGCGCGTTTCGGCGCGCGGAAAATCGGTTACGATCCGTGGAATGCGGCGGACCTGGTCAACCGGCTGGTCGCGGAGGGGTTGCCGATGGAGGCTTTCATCCAGGGCTTCAAGAGCTACAACCCCGCGATGAAAGAATGCGCCAGGGTGTACGCGTCGCGCGATCCGATGTTCAGCCACGGCGGCGACCCGGTGCTGCGCTGGAACATGGCGAACCTGGTGCCCCGCTACGACGCGAACATGAATGAGGCGCCAGACCGAAAGCGCAGCGCTGAGAAGATCGACGGGGCGTGTACGCTGTTCATGTGCTTCGGCTTGGCACTGGCGGAAGAGGACGAGGGCGACGCCGAGGGCTTTTTCTCCCGTCCCGTTCGCAGTAGCGGCGGGGCTCGACCGAGGGTTAGCTAGTGTCAGTCATGCCGCCGCGGCTCAATCAGTCCCAAATGCGCCAAGCACGGCAGGCCGGGTACATCCTCCCGAGGGCCAGCAAGTCCAGCTTCTTCGGATCGATGTTCTCTTGGTTCCCCTCGGTCCGCTTTGGACAGGCGACGTTCTGGCCGGTGGGCGGCAATTCCAAGCCCCCAGTCAACGCGGCCACGTCGAGCACGGGCCAGATCGTCACGCCGGCGAGCGCTCTTACCCTGTCCGCCGCGTGGGCATGCGTATGGCTGAACGCTTGCACGATGGCATCGATGCCGCTGGACCTGAAGCGCTACAAGAAAGACGGCAAGGGCGTCCTCGAGGAAAACAACCCGCTTTACCAGGTCTTGCGCTGGACGCCGTCGCGGAGCATGACGGCTTACGAGTTTTGGACCTGCATGTGGGCGTCGGTCCTGCTGTGGGGGTCCGGCTATGCGGTGAAGCGCATGAGTGCTGGCAACGTGATCGCCCTAGACTTCCTGTTGCCTGAGTACGTGACGGTCTACCAGGACGAAAACCGGCGCCTCCGCTATCGCTACGACGACCCGCGCGACCCGCAGGACTACACCGCGGACCAAATCTTCACCATTCGCGAGCGCACCCTGGACGGGTTGAGCGGGTGCAGCGTCATTGAGTTCGCGCGCAATAGCCTGGGAATTGCGCAGGCTGGGGAGCTGGCGGCCGGCAAGACGTTCCGCAAGGGACTGAACGCGTCGGGCTTCATCAAGGTTGAGAAGTTCCTGAAGGTGGACCAGCGGCAGGAGTTCCGCAATTCGATCGACGAGTTCACCGGCGACGGTCCGAAGGCAGGCGGCACAATGGTCCTCGAGGGTGGGACCGACTACAAGCAACTGAGCATGAAGCCGGCCGACGCGGAGCTGTTGCAGTCCAGGCAATTCTCGGTCGAGGACGTGTGCCGATGGTTCCGCACGCCGCCCATCCTGATCGGCCATTCCTCGCAGGGTCAAACGATGTGGGGGTCTGGGCTCGAGCAAATCTTCCGGGGCTGGACAAACATCTCCCTGCGGCCGTACATCACGTGCTGCACGCAGGCGATCCGAAAGTCGCTGATCCTGCCGGCCGATCGCGCCGAGCTCTACGCCGAGTACGACCTGGACGACTTGCTGCAAGCGGACAGCTTGGCGCGTGCCCAGCTCTACTCGCAGTTCGCCCAGAACGGCATCAAGACCCGGAACGAGTTGCGGGAAAAAGAGGGCGACGGACCGTTGCCGGGTGGCGATGTGCTGACCGTCCAGTCGAATCTGGTACCGCTGGACGCCCTGGGCCAGCAGCAGCAGGGCACCAGTGCCGGGACCGCGGCCGCTGAAAAGATGCGGAACGCTCTGCTAGAGTTCCTGAGCATTGAGGCGTCCCCGCCACCGTCCGAGGGTCCGAAGTCATGAAGCTAAAACACCGCACCTATCCCCTGCACGTGAAGGAAATCACGGAAAAGGGGCAGCTTTGTGGCCATGCCTCGGTCTTCGACAAGCTCGACTGGTACGGCGACGTAGTTCGCCGCGGCGCGTTCACGAAGACCATCGCCAACTGGAAAGGCAAGGGACGATTGCCGCCGCTGCTGTGGCAGCACGACAGCCGAACCCCGATCGGTCCGCACCTGGACATGTACGAGGACGACAAGGGTCTGTACGTCGAGGCGCAACTGCTGATCGACGACGTTCCCAAAGCGCGCGAGGCCCGCGCCCTGGTCATCGCGAAGGCGATCAACGGATTTTCGATCGGCTTCGACTATGCCGAGGACGGCATTGAGTACGACGGCAAGACGAACGTGTGGAACCTGTTGGAGCTGGACCTCTGGGAGAATTCTCTGGTCACGTTCCCGGCCAACGAAGACGCCGGCGTCACTGAGGTGAAAAGCATCCTGGCCGGGGGTAAACTGCCCACGCCATCCGAATTCGAGGGGCTTCTGCGAGACGCCGGATTCTCTCGAAAGCAGGCCAAGCACATCGCCGCCTGCGGTTTCACGAGCCTGCGAGACGCTGGCTTGCCTCTGCGAGACGCTGAGGACGAAAAGGCGATCGACCTTTCCGACATCCTGAACTATTTGAGGGCGTAGCAGATGAACGAGCAAAGCGAAGAGCTGAAAAAGCAGGTCAAGGAAATCCTTGACGCGATGAAGAAGCGCGACGACGAAAACGCCGCCGTGCTCAAGAAGACCGCTGAGGACGTGGCCGCGTTCGGCAAGATCCAGGAGGGCACCAAAGATGCGGTCGCCGCCATAAACGCCGAGGGGCAAAAGCTCCAAGGCCGCATGCTGGAGGTCGAGCAAAAGCTGGCCGAGCTGAAGACTAATCCGGGCCCGGTGAAGGATGTCACGCTGGGCGAGAAGGTGGTGACCGATCCGAAGTTCAAGGAGTTCGCCGCGCTCGCAAAGTCGAAGGGCAACCACTCCCAGCGCTTCGAGCTGAAGTCCTACGGGCTGAAGCAAATCACCAGTATCGACAGCAGCGGCGGGGCGGGTATCTGGTCCACGCGACTGCCGGGCGTGATCGAGGAACCCCTGCGACCCCTGTCGATTCGCGACCTGCTGGACCAGGGCTCCACGGATTCCAACCTGATCGAGTGGGTGCGCGAGAACGTGTACACCAACGAAGCGGACGTGGTGAGCGAGGGCGCGCTGAAGCCCGAGTCCAACATCACCTACGAACGGTTGGACGTGCCGGTCCGCACGATCGCGCACTGGATCCGCGCGTCGAAACAGGTTCTGGCGGACTTCAAGCAACTGCAAACGATGATCAACGGGCGCATGCGCTGGGGTCTGCGGATCAAGGAAGAGGACGAGATCCTGTACGGCGACGGCACCGGCGAACATCTGCTGGGACTGATCCCGCAGGCGACCGACTACAACACGACGCTGAATCGCACCGGCGACACGTTCATTGACGTGATCCGCCACGCGATTCTGCAGGTTCGGTTGGCGTTCTATCCGGCGTCCGGCATCGTGGTCAGTCCGACCGACTGGCATAACATCGAGCTGACCAAGGACAACGAAAACCGGTACCTGATGGCGTCCCCGCAGGGTCGCATTCCGGCGATGTTGTGGGGTCTGCCGGTGGTTGAGTCGGACGGCATGGCGACTTCGGGCGAGTTCCTGGTGGGCGCGTTCCGGCTGGCCGCCACCCTGTTCGATCGCGAAGAAGCCGCAATCCTCCTGAGCACCGAGGACCGCGACAACTTCATCCGCAACTTGGTCACCATCCTTGCCGAAGAGCGGCTGGCGCTGGCGGTTACGCGTCCGCGCGCGTTCGTGCACGGGTCGTTCCCGAGCGGTTCGACGACCTGAGTCTGAGTGCTCCGCGCGCTGCGACGCGCTGGGCTATTGGGCGACGAAAGGGCCGGCGTGCTAACGTGCGCCGGCCCTTTTTAATTCCACCGCGGAGGGGGACGTTCACATGTGGGTCCGAGCATTAAAAACCTTCAAGGGTCGGTACGGATCGATCAAAGCCGGCGAGAAGTTCAACGCCGAACCCGGGTACGTCACATCGCTGAACAAGCGCAAGGGCAACCCGCTGGTCGAGGTGCTGGACGAGCGGGACGAGCCGGGCCCAACGAAAGACCGGAACAAGGGCGACGCGCCGGGACGGGCGGGAAAAGTGAATCCCGGCGACCAGGGCCAGGCGCCGGCGAGCGATACGGGCCAAGTGCCGGCCGCTGGGAAGGCGCTCACGTCGCAATCATTGCCAGCGGTCCCAGCCTCACGAAAGAAGACTGCCGCGCCGTTGCAGCGTGGCGGGCGCAGGGGGAAGCCGACCCCGCGCAAGGGCAAGGCGAAGCCGGCAACAAAAACCTCGAGTACTCCCGCGCACCCCGACGCGTAATCGTCATCAACACCAGCTACCTGCTGGCGCCGTGGGCGGACGTCCTGTACGCGTGCGACGAAACGTGGTGGCTGAAGTACTACCCGCTGGTGGCGACGAGCTTCCGCGGGGAATGCTGGACGATCAGCGCCGGCGCCCGTGATCGGTTCGGGCTGTTCTGGATCTATGGCCAGGACTACGGCGGCTTGAGTCCCGCGCGCGACTACATCCACACGGGGAAGAACAGCGGGTTCCAGGCGATCAGCTTGGCGCACCTGTTCGGCGCTTCGCGCATCATCCTGGTCGGGTTCGACATGATGGCCACGGGTGGCCGGGCCCATTGGCACGGCAATCACCCGCCCGGGCTGGCCAACGGGGGCGAGGGGCGGTACGCGGCGTGGCGCCGGGCGATGGAGCATCTCGCACTCGACATAAAGCGGACGAACTGCAAAGTCTTGAACGCCAGCCGACGGACTGCGCTAAAGTGTTTCCAGCGCGTCACGCTAGAAACCGCACTCCATGAAAACCAAGATCCTGTCGGAGCTGGAGACGATCGCCGCTTGTCACAACCGGAGCCTTGCGCGGTTCGGTGACGGGGAATTGCGGCTCGCGATTGGTGGCGCATGCAGCAGCCAGCGGGCCGACAAGAAGCTGGCCACGGAGCTTCGGCGGCTGCTGGTCGAGCCATGCGACACGCTGGTGGGCATCCCAAACTTCGCCCAGACGCCGAACCGTGCGACCTGGGACCGGTACGCCGCGCACCCCTACGACAAGTTTTACAAGCTCCCCCTCTACGGCAGCGCGTTCATCACGCGGCCGGACAACGCCCCGTGGATCGACACGCCGGACTACTGGGACGCCGTCCGCGGGCTGTGGGCGGGCAAGCTGGTAACGCTGGTGCTGGGCGATCGGAAGAGCCTCACGCCGGAAATGATCGCGGAGGGGGAGACGGGCGGGACGGTGAAGCGGGTGATCGATGCGGCACGGACGCACGCTTTCCAGGACATAGACGCCCTACAGGAAGAGATCGGCACCGAGCCTGGGCTTGTGCTCATGTGCGTGGGCGCCACGGCCACGGCCCTTGCGCGGCGTCTGGACGACAAAGGCGTGCACGCCCTGGACCTGGGCCACATCGGGATGTTCATGCGGCACGCCGGCGCCTACGCGTTCAAGCCGGATGACCTCGCGACCAAGGGCCACCGCGCGAGCATGCAGCGGATCCGCTGGGAAGCGCATCCGCACGCGGACACGATCGGGGCCGAGGTCTTCGCGTTCGCCATGTGGGAACTAGAGGCCCGGACCGTTCTGGACTACGGCTGCGGTACGGGCTGGCTTGAGCACAACATCCACGCGGGCGGGGCGCCGGGCATGCGGGTCACGAACTACGACATCACGCCCGGGCGCGATGCCATGCCCAAGCCGGCCGACCTGGTGGCCGGCCTCGACGTGCTGAACTGGGTAGAGGAGCCGAAGCGGTGGGCCGTTCTGTCGCACATGTGCGCGTTGGCGAAAAAGGGCGTGTACCTGTCCCAGCCGGACCCGGCCGGCGAGATTGCCGCCGATGTGCAGACCAAGGTGCGCGAGCTGAAGCACTGGCGCGCGCGGATCAACAGCAGCGAAGACGGGGTGACGACTGCATGGCTGACCAAGTAAGCCGGGACGCCGAGATCCTGAAGTACGTCGCGGCCTATCACCGGCCGCGGTATCACATGGGGAACGAGCGGCGCGAGAACAGCACGAAGGCGATCGACGAGTGGGGGTTCGGGCGCGGCTATCGCACCTTCCTGGACGTGGGCGCCGGCCGCGGCGAGATCCTGAACTTCGTGCAGGACAGCGGGGAGTTCCCCGAGGTCGTAGGCACCGAGGTCGTGCCGGAACTGATCCAGGCGGACGCGCGGCTTCGCTACGCTGAAGCGCACGCGCTCGACATGCCGGACCGTTCGGTGGACGTGGTCACGTGCTTCGATGTGCTCGAGCATCTTCTGCCGGCCGACGTAAACCCGGCCGTCGACCACCTGTTTCGCATCGCGCGTTGCGTGGTCATCATCAGCGCCGCGGAGGATTCCCAGTTCCAGGAGGGCGTCGAGCACCATCCGAGCCGGCGCCCGATCGCGAACTGGCGCGCGTTGCTGCACGCCCGGGCCCTGCCGTACAAGTTTAAGTTCGCCGCCGCGCGACCCTGCCGAAAGGGGTCCGAGCTGTGGATCTTCACCGGCAAGAAAGCGAAGGCGGACGCGCGATGAAGCAAACGCGGATGAGTGTGCTGGCCGGCTTGATTCGCAAGAATGGATGGACCCGGGGCGTCGAGCTGGGCGTGTGGGAGGGCGCGCTGTTCGGCTATCTGCTGGCCGCGTTCCCCGATCTGCATCTGACGGGCGTGGACCGGTGGCTGGCGATCGGTGATTACGCCGGCAAGGACATGGCCAGCGCCGAAGCGAAGGCGCGGAAGATCCTCGCAGCGCACCCGGGCCGCGCGCAGCTCCTGAAGGAAGACACGGTGGTGGCGTCGCTGGGCATCCCCGACGAGTCGCTGGACTTCGTCTTCATCGATGCGAGCCACGACGCCGAGAGCGTCACGGCGGACATTCGCGCATGGTTTCCCAGGGTCCGAAGCGGCGGGGCATTGACTGGCCACGATGCCAACTGGCCGTCGGTGCAAGCCGCGCTCGATGAACAGCTTCCAGGGTGGCAACTGTTGGGGGGGAATGTATGGATCTACACCTGCGCGTAGAGGACGAGCACTTCGAATACCTGCGGCTGCAGAAAGGCGCGCTCGACGAAGAGAGCGACGACCGAGAGGTGTGGCACGAGCTGTACGAGATCTCGCTGGCCGAACAGTTCGACAGCATCAAGCCGTTCCTGCCGGCGAAGTGCTGGGGCTTGCTCGACATTGGCAGCGGGCTGGGCGGGATCGACGTGCTGATCGGGCGGCACTACGCCGCGCAGCACCGCGGGCCCCGAAGTGGCTGGCCGTTCGTGCATCTGTTGGACGGAGTGGACGACAAGCCGGAAATGATCCTGCACAGGCAGACGTACAACAGCATGCGGGTGGCCAAGGATTTCCAGGTCAAGAACGGGATGCCGTCGGACCGTTTTTGCTACTACGGCACGCGCGAACAGCTCTATGTGAAGCCGTTCGACCTGGTCATGAGCTTCGGGTCCTGGTGCTTCCACTACGAGCCGGCCGTGTACCTGTCGAAGTTGATCAGCGGCGGCGGGCTGCACGAAGACTCGGTCGTCATCGTGGACGTGCGGGCCACCAAGCCGGAATGGATCGAGCAATTAGACCAGGCGCTGCGACGCGAGGCGGTCATCACAACAAAGCCGAAGTGGCACCGCATCGTGTATGGCATCCGTCCCCGCACCCGTTGACGTAACAATCATCGGCGGCGGTTGGTCGGTTCTGAACCTTCCCCTGGACGTGCTGTGCGGGCGCGTGATCGCCGTGAACGATTCGGCGATTCACGCGCCACGCTGGGACGTTGCGGTATCAATGGACCGGCTGTGGACTGAGCATCGGTTGCACGAGGTCGTGATTCGCAGCGCCGAAACCGAGCCGCGGCGCGAGATATGGCTGCGCCGATCGGCGGTCCAGAACCTCAAGGTCGACGGCTGGCCCTGGGTGCACGTGTTCGAGTGCGACCACAAGACAAATGCATTCAGCACGAAGCCCGGGACGCTCAACGGGACAAACTCAGGCGCGTGCGCGCTCAACCTCGCGTGGCAGATGCGGCCGGCGCGGGTCTTCCTGCTGGGCTTCGACATGTGCCGATCGCCCGATGGCCGGGCGTACTGGTACCCGCCGTACACCTGGGCGAACGTGAAAGGCGGGACCGGCAACGGCACCTACGGCGAGTGGGCCAAGCAATTCGCGGGCGCGCGGTCCGCTTTCCAGCGCATCGGCACCAAGGTCTTCAACGTCTCGCCGGCGTCGGCGATCGAGGACTTCCCCAAAATGACGCCGGCGCAATACGTGAGGGAGTGCCGGTGACACCGTTTACGCTGGTGATGGCCTATTACGACAACCCCGACATGTTCGGCACTCAGTTGCTGCACTGTGCGGCGTTGCCGGTTGAGATGCGGAAGGCGTTGACGGTCATCGTTGTGGACGATGGCAGTCCGACGTGGCCGGCGCTGGAAGCTATCGATCGAATCGAGGACCGCTTCGACGTATGCCGCTTCGACCTGCAAATCTGGCGGATGCAATGCGACGTGCGCTGGAATCAGGACGCATGCCGCAACGTCGGAGTGCGCGAGGCCCGGACCCAATGGGTGCTGCTGACCGACATGGACCACGTCGTCCCGCGTGCAACCTGGGAACGGCTGATGGGCGAGAAGCTGAACAAGCACACCGTGTACCGCTTCGGCCGCGTGTCTGCACCGAACATGGAGCCATACAAGCCGCACCCGAATTCGTGGGCGATGACTGCCAAGAAGTACTGGCAGATCGGCGGGTATGACGAGGCGCTGGCCGGCAACTACGGCACCGACGGGGACTTCCTCACGCGCGCGCGCGCAGTCGCGGGAGAGCCGATCGAACTACCAGAGGCGCTGGTGCGCTATCCGCGCGAGGTCGTCCCGGATGCGAGCACGACGACGCTGGAGCGCAAAAGCCTCGAGGACAAGGTCCGCATATCGAACATCATCAAGGCACGCAAGGCGCACCCCGACTGGCGGCCGCTGCACTTCAATTTCCCGTGTGAGCGCGTTCTATGATGGACTTCGTCACGTTCAAGTGGCGGCCGGCGCCGGGCTATCGATCGAAGTTCGAGGCGGCGACGGTCAACACCCTCTACAGCATGCTGGGCCGCAACTACCACGCCCCGTTCCGGCTCACCTGCGTCACGGATGACACGAAGGGAATCAGCAGCGAGGTCCGCACCGTGGACCTGTGGGACGACTGGTCGAGATTGCCCAGCCCGCACGGCGCCAACTACCCGAGCTGCTACCGACGGCTGAAGCTGTTCAGCGACGAGGCCGCGGAAATCATCGGGCCCAGGTTCGTGTGCATGGATCTCGACCTCGTCATCCTGGGCGACGTGACGGCGATGTTTGCCGAGGACGTGGACTTCCGCATCTGGGGCGACACGGCCAAGGGCACGCCCTACAACGGAAGCCTCTGGATGCTGCGAGCTGGCGCGCGGCGGCAAGTGTGGGACGAGTTCGACCCGGTCGAGTCACCGCGGAAGTCGCTGGCGTTCGGCTACATCGGCAGCGACCAGGGATGGATCGGCGCATGCCTGGGACCGAACGAGCGGAAGTGGTCCACGCGCGATGGTGTATATTCTTTCCGCAATCACATCCAGCGCAACCGCTACCAGTTGCCGGCAAATGCGCGGGTCGTGATCTTTCACGGCGCGGTCGATCCCTGGGGAGAGCACGCGCAGCGGTTAAGCTGGGTCCGCAAGCACTATCGGTGAGCCATGTACGTAACCGTGGACGAGGCCAAGGAGTACGTCGGGATCTACCACGCCGAAAAGGACGGCCAGCTTGCGTTCATGATCGAGGCGGCCGAACGGCACGCCCAAAACTTCATCGGCCACGACCTGCGCTGTAGCACGGTCCCCAGCGAAAACAGCCCCCCGGATCTCGACGCCGAGCTGTTGCCGAACATCAAGGTGTTCGTGCTGGAACAGGTCGCGCGCTGGATCAAAGACCCGGGCGGGGACCACAAGGCCAGCGACGACTTGCTTCAGATGCTGCACTTCGAGCGCACTGGGCTGGGCGTGTGAAGAGCAAGGCACCGGGGTGCGTACATTGCGCACGGATTCGAAGCGTGTTGCCGCGGGCCATGCGCTTGAGGCTGGAGCGGATCGAAGCCAACCGACGGAGCAAGCGCGATGCAAAGCCTAAGACTCCTGCAACGCATCACGATTGAACGCCCCGTAGCGGTCCAGGACGGGGGCGGCGACGACACGGTCACGTATGAACCGGTCCCCGGCTTCATCCGCATCGGCGCCGATGTGCTCCCAGATCGCGCCGGCGAATTCTTTGCCGCGCGCCAAGTCCAGGCGACGCGCAACGCAATGGTGAAAATCTGGTACCAGCCCGGGCTAGTCGAGAACATGCGGGTCGTTCATCACGTGCGGCCGGGCATGGATGAGTACTGGGACATTCAAGGCTTGGTCGTTTTCCAGTCCCAGCAGCGCGAGTTGCGGCTGATGTGTCTGTGGCGCGATGCTGAGGGCTATCGCCGCGGCGCGGACCTGGAGAACTGAGCACATGGCCACCGGTCTTGAAGGCGTCGCAGCCCTGACGAAGAAGCTGCTCGAGATGAAGGGCGCCCTGGCCGCGCGCGAGCTGAGGGGCACGGCGAAAGCGGCGATGGAGGAAGCCGAACATCTCGCGCGCGCGCGGATCCCGCAGGGCACCGAGCCGCACAAGACCTATCGCGGCCGGCTGGTGTCTCCAGGCTTTGCGGTGTCCACGCTGCACGTGGAGACGTATCTGAACAAGAACACTGGCGCCGTCGGTGCAGCCTTGGGCACCAGCCGCGAGGCGTTCTACGCCACCCTGTTCGTGGAGCTGGGCACCGCACGCACGCCGGCGCAACCGTGGCTGCGGCCGGCGTTCGAAGAGTCAGAAGACCCGATGCTGCGCATGATCGCGTCCGACCTGCGCGCGCGCGTAGAGAAGATCGCCAAGCGCCAGGCGAGGGGTGGAAAGTGACGCTCGAGCAGGCGCTGTTCGCGTGGGCCAATGCGCAGACGGAAGTCGCGGCCCTGATCGGTGAGCCGGCGCGCTTGCGCTTCTTCAAGCTGACCGTGCCCCAGCGGGCGCACATGCCGTCGGCCGTCCAGCAGCGCACCGGCACGCAGCGCCAGCAATTGCAGTGCCGGGTGGATCGGACCGTGCAGGCAACGATCCAGATCGACCACTACGGCAAGTCACAGCAAGGCGCGGGTGAGCTGGGCGACGTGTTCCGCACGGCACTTCACGGCGAGACGTTTCCGGTTATGATGGGCAGCGTCAAGGTGAAGGACGCATTTTGCCTGAACGAGTTCGACCTCGACGACCCCGAGCCGGGGCTGTATCGGCGGTCCCAAAGTTGGCGGTTCTGGTACGTGGAGTAAATCGGCCATGTCGGTAAACCCTGAAGAAACGCTGATCGGTAACGAGCTGATCCTCGCGGTTGGTGACGGCAATAGCCCCGAAGCCTTCGTGGACTTTTGCAGCATCGGCGACGTGGCCGGGCTGGGCGAGTCGAAGCCGCAGGTCGATGTAACGACCATCTGTAGCACCGCGCGCCAATTCCGCAACGGGTTGGCCGAAGGGTCGGAGATGACCATCGCGGCCAACTTCATCCAGGGCGACGGCCAGGCGCGCAGCCTGTTCCAGTCGTACAAGAACGACGACATCGTCAACTTCCAGTACCGGGTCAAGGGCAGCAGCCCCGCGGAATACTTCGCGTGGTCCGCGACCGTCCTGGGTTGGCAGATCGCCGGACCCGTCGGCGATAAGGCAGTGATGACGTTCACCATGAAGATCACGGGCGGCGTGGAGTGGGTGTACGAGGGCGCCCCGTGAGCCGATGGAAGTATCCGGTCGAGAAAGTCACCGTTGGCGAGAACAGCCAAAACGTCCGCAAGCTCACGTCCGGTGAGCGTCGCGATTTCATCGCCACTTCGAAGAAGATCGGAACCGGCGAGATGCAACCCGCCGACCTACCGTTTTTCGTGTGCAAGATGGCCTGTGTTGATCCACCGCTGACCGATGAAGACGCCGTCGCGATGCCACCCGAGCTGATGGACGCGTGCGTAAACAAAATCATGACGCTGAGTGGCATGCGGACGCCGGCGCTTGATACCACGGGGGAAGCCGACGAAAAAAAAGCCCCCGGCGATTCCTCACCCCCGACGAGCTGATCCGTTGCCGGCTGGCGCTGGCCCTGCACTGCCTGCCTTCAGAAGTTGACGCCATTCCGTGCGACGACTACGACCTCCTGATTCGGTACTGGACCGAGGAACCCTGGGGCACATGGCGTGACAATGCTCACGCCGCTATCATCGCCCGCGAGGTCAAGCGCCTGGGACTGAAGCGCGGCGCCCGGGTTTCGATGGACGACTTCATGCTGGTCCACCCCGAGAAGCGCGGCGCCACCAACGTCCAGAACCTGATCACGTTCCTGAAGATGGCGGCCGGTGGCAAGCCCACGTCGAAGCCGAAGAAGCGGCCGCCGTCGGGGCGGCGCAAGGTGAAAAAGGCCGAGGCGACACGTCGCAAGCGCAAGAGGTGAAGCCGTGGATCTGGCCAAACTGTTAGTTCGCCTCGAGCTGCAATCGGCGCAGATGCTGAAAGAGCTGGAGCGGGCGAATTCCAGCATCACGAAGTTCGCGAACAGCACGCAAAACAAGCTGCAGAAGTGGGCCGCCCAGATCGGCACATTCTTCACGGCGCGCGCGATCTTCAACTTCAGCAAAGACGTCATAAAGGCCGAGGCGGACCTGGTAAACATGGCCGCGCAGGCCGGCACGTCCGTGGAGGAATTCTCCCGGCTGGGCTACGCCGCGTCGCAATCTGGTTCGAATATCGAGGGCATGGACGCCGCGCTGAAGGGGCTCGCCAATTCAGCAGCCGATGCGCAAAAGGGGTCGAAGACCGCAAAGGCGGCATTCGATGCGATCGGGATCAGCGCGGAGGGGGCTGACGGTGCGCTGAAAGACACGGCGCAACTGCTGGTCGAGATCGCGGACAAGTTCTCCCAGTATGAGGACGGGGCGGCGAAATCGGCGCTGGCGCAGGAAATTTTCGGCAAGACCGGGCGTGAGTTGATCCCGCTGTTGAACAAAGGCGCCGCGGGCATCGCGGAGCTGACGGCCCGGGCGGACGAACTGGGCATCACGGTGAGCACGAAAACCGCGCAGGCTACCAACGACTTGACCGACCAGTTGGCGACCCTGGGAGCTGTTACCCGCGGCGTTGTAGGCAAGGCGCTGGCCGAAGTTGTGCCCCTGCTGGGTGACTTTGCGAAATCGGCGATCGATGCGCAGGCTGCGGGCGAAGGCTTGGGCCGATTCTCAGAACAAATCGCAGCCGGGTTCAAGCTGGTCGTCGATATCGGGTACAGCGTCTACAAGACGTTCGACGATATAGGCACGGCGCTGGGGGCTCTGGGCGCCGCTGCTGTGCAGTTCGCAAAGGGCAACTTCGCCGAAGCCCGCAACATCATGCAGCAGGCGAACGAGGACCAGATCCAGTCCGAGAAGCGGGCGAACGAGTTCCTGGAGAAGCTGTGGGCGGACACGGGCAAAGACATCGTCAAAACGGTGCAGAAGACCGACGACGAGATGAAAAAAACCCTGGTGTTCGGGGACCAGGTCGAAAGCGACGCGATCAAGAACGCGGTGAAGGCGCTGACTCAATTCCGCGATTCCCTGCGCGAACAGGCGGTCGAGCTTGACGAGAGCGGCGCAGCGGCCACGCGTTACCGGCTGGAGGTCGGGAACCTTGCCGACGAGGTGAAGCGCGCGGGCGCGGCCGGGCAGACGCTGAAGTTGGAGATCATCGCCGCGGCCGATGCCAAGCAGCAGAAGGAAGATCTGAAGGAAATCACGGCCGGGCTGATGGACGTGAACGCGCAGATCCTGGAACTACAGGGGAAGCAGGCCGAGGGCGCGGTGATCAAGTTCGACAAGGAGAACCTCGAACTGGTGAAGACGCTACGGCGCGAGGGCAACGAAGCCGGGCTGGCCCAGATTGCCACCTTGCGCGGACTGATCGAGGCGCAGGCCAAGTTCAACGAACTGGAGAAGGAAGCCAAGGTCGTCAAGGATGAGCTGGCGGCGCAGGAAGAGCGGCTGGGGAATTCGCGCGAAGCTGGCGCCATTACAGAGCTGCAACTGTTGCAGGACCTGGACGCCGCACGCAGCAACGCGGCCACGCAACTGGGAGCAATCGCCGACAAGCAAAAGGAGATCGCCGAAAACTCAGGGTCCGACACGATGGTGCAGCAGGCGAAGAACGCCGCGCGCGAGGTCGAAAACCTGAGGGCACAGACTGACCTGCTGGAGAAGAAAATCCGGTCGACGTTCGAGGATGCCTTCGCCGATGCCTTTGAAGGACTGGTCACTGGCGCGAAGTCCGCGGAAGAAGCGATCGGCGACTTCCTGCAGAACATTGCCGCGATGCTCTTGCAGATCGCCGCGCAGAACATCGCCCAGTCGTTTTTCAAGACTGATACCGGTTCGTCCATCGTGAGCGGCATTGCCGGCTTGTTCGGCGGCGGCGCCAGCGGCGGCGGCCGGGCAATGGAAGGCGCTGTCAATCCTGGGGTGGCGTACAACGTGGGCGAGAACGGACCGGAGCGGTTCGTTCCGAATGTTGCCGGGCGCATCGAGGACCAGCGGCGCTGGGGCGGGTCGCGGAATAATATTTACGTGACGGTCGAGGCTCCGAAGGGCACCGTCTCGCGGCAAACTCAACTGCAGACCGGGTCCACGATCGCCAAGCAGATCGGCCACGCGAACAGGCGGAACAACTGATGTTTTTGGAGACGCCCCGCTTTCCCGCATGCCCGAGCTTCGGCTACACGAGCACGCCGCAATACTCGGTGACCATCTCCGAGGCGGTGAGCGGCAAGGAATGGCGCAACCGCAACTGGTCCCGCCCCCGCTTCCGCTTCGACTGCACGGTTGGCCCGCGCGCGGAGGATGAGATCCAGGAATTAACGGAGTTCTGGCACGCCCTGGGCGGGCCCGAGGTCGGCTTCCGGTTTCAGGACCTGACCGACTACAAGTCGTGCTTCGTGGGCGACACGCCGACGCGCACCGATCAACTGCTAGAAATCACAGTCGACAGCCCGGGTGGGTATCAGCTTTCGAAGGCGTACAGCGCGGGCGTGCGCACGCAATTGCGCCCGATCTACAAGCCGGTCCAGGGAACGATCCTGCTTGCCGACAACGGCGTGGCGAAGACGGAGGGGGCGCAGTGGCAGTTGGACTATGCCACCGGGATCGTGACGCTATCCTTCAGCCCCGTCGGTCCGCTCACCTGGGGTGGCGAGTTCGATGTACCGGTGCGCTTCGATTCGGAGTTCCCCGTCGAGATCCAGAACAAGAAAATTCACTCGGTAGCCTTCGCCCTGAAAGAGCTGCGCGACCCGGTGGACGAGGACTAGCGCGCGTGTTGATCCTTCCAACGGCGGCCCAGGAACATCTTGCCCGACAGAATCGCAGGCTCACGGTCTGCGGGCTGATCGAGAAGAACGACGGCACCGCGATCTACTGCACGCAGCACGACGAGGACATCGAGGTCGACGGCGGGGACCTGGACGGGTTCTACCTTTCGAACGTGGCCGTCAGTGCGTCCGATATCAAAAGCGGATCGGACATGTCGGTGGACAACCTGGAGATCAGCAGCCACACGACGGACGACATCCTGAACTTCGGGGGCTTCAGCTTTGCCGACATCGAGGCCGGGCTGTTCGCGAACGCCCCGTTTCAAACGTTCATCTGCCAATGGGACAACCCGACCGCATGGCAAAAGATCGTCCGCCGCGGCTACCTGGGCGAGATCAAGCGCACGGCCGAGGGGCAGTTCCAGGCCGAGTGGCGAGGCCTATTCCAGCCGCTGCAACAGATGGTCGGGCGGACCCTGTCCGAACGCTGCGACGTGAAACGCTTCGGCGACCTGCGCTGCAAGCTGGATGTGGATGCGCTGGAGATCGCCGGCACGGTCGTGGATGTAACGGGCGATCGACAGTTCGAGATCGAGCTGGACACGCCGCCCCCGGACTTCCCCGAGTACTTCACGCTGGGCGAGGCGACGTGGCTCACCGGGCTCAATAGCGGCTACACGCGGCAGCAGATCAAGCGCGACATCGGGATCACTGGGAGCAACGTCATCCAGCTTTGGGAGTCGATGCCGCATGCCATTGAGGTGGGCGACCGTGTAAGACTACGCCCGGGGTGCGACCGCATCTTCGAAACTTGCAGGGACCGATGGAACAACGCGGTAAATCATCGGGGACACGGCCGGCTGATCCCGGGCATTCCGGCAATCATTCGGGCGCCATAGCCGCGGCCGCTGTTGTCGCCAAAGCGCGGGAGCTGCTGGGCGCCCCGTATCTGCATCAAGGCCGAACCCCGAAGGGGATTGATTGCGTGGGCGTCCCGATCTGGGTTATGCGCGAACTGGGCGTGTTCCCGCCTGAGCTTCAGGCCACGAACTACGGGCGCCTTTCCAACGGTGAGCTGATCGCCGCGTGTCAACGCTTCTGCGCGCCGCTGGCGGGCGATGAACCGGGATGCCTGGTCGTGATCCGCTGGCCAGGCGAACGCGAGGCCGGGCACGTGGCGATCCGCACCGACCTGGGCATCCTGCACGCGTACAAGAACCAGGGCGGCGTCCGTGAGCACGGCTACCGGGCGAAGTGGCCGCAATGGACGGACAGCTTCTGGCGACTGCCGGGGGTGAATGGTGGGTAGATATGGGCAGGCCATTCTCACGATCGCCGGGACGATCGTGGGGGCGTACTTCGGGTACCCGGCATTAGGCGCAGCCCTGGGCAGTCTTGCGGGGAGCTTGCTGTTCCCGACGCAACTGCCGACCGTGAGCGGGCCCCGGCTCGCGGACCTTACGCAGACCACATCCGCCGTCGGCACCAGCATCCCCCGCGGCTGGGGAACCTTCTCCTGTGCGGGCGCCGTGATCTACAAGAGCGACCTGCGCGAAGTGATCGTAAGCGAGGACGTGGGCGGCAAGGGCGGCGCGGAGCAAACCGTGGAGACGCCGACGTACTACCAGGACTTCGCGGTGGGATTGGTCGAGGGCGAGGACCCGATCGCATTGCTCGAGCCAATTGCAGGCGTGCGCCGCATCTGGTCAAACGGCAAGTGCATCTACGATCGGCGGCCGCGCGAGACGGGCGAGAGCGAGGCGGACTTCAACAGTCGCATCGCTGCGAGCAACGTTCTCGATACGCAGATGGTGATTTACCTTGGGACCGAGGACCAGGAACCCGACCCGACGATAGAGGCTGATCCCAACGTGGGCATGGGCAACGCCAGCGGCTACCGCGGCTACGCCTACGTGGTGTTCATCAACTGGCAGAACCTTCCCGAAGACGGCAACAAGATGCCGCTGAATTGGAAGTTCGAGGTGTACACGGCCGGCGCGCTCGACCCGACCACGGCGTTCGAGTATTCCAACGAATACATACCGCCCTGGAATGCAGCGGCCGAGATCCCGATCTTCGGGTCCAGCGACTACTACAACTTCACGGTGCGGGCGACGGGCTGGACCTATGGCAGCGGCCGTTCGCGCGTGAGCGGATCGTGGTCCACGTTGCAGCAGGCGATGAACGCGGCGGAAGTGGTGGCGCTGCGCCAGGCCAACAACTTCATGGGGTACAGCATCCTGCCCAATAGCGGCAGCACCGCGGCGCGTGGGGTGCTGAACACGGCGCCCGGGGAAGAGTACCGATCGGTCGCTTACGACCCGGCATCCATCACGCTCCACTTCAACGCGATCAAGACGACCAAGTTCGGCCGCAGCGGCAATTCGTGGTCGGCGCTGGCAGCGAAGGGCATGGCGCCGGGCATCCCCTTGCACACCAACGGCTACATTCTGAACAGCGACATCAGCAACCCTGCGTCGGCTGGCGTGTATCAATGGTGGCCTGGGGACTATTCGTCGGCTGCGTCCTATCGTTCGGCATCCCCGCTGATCGATCACGCCATAAGCACGGGCCGCTCTTCGAACCCGGGCGCCGTGCTAATCACGGGCGACCTGATGATCTACGTCACCCGCAAGAGGCAACCCCCTAGCGACCAGTGCGCCGTCACCTTGCCCCAGCTTCCGGGCTACTGCATCAGCACGCGCGGCAATCTGGTGCGGCAGCGGTCGTGGACGAAGATCGAGGTCAGCTTCGTCAACCTCGCGCGCGCGCTATCGAACCGAACCACGCACCTGGTCCAATTGCCGGGACAGCCGGCCAGTCATCAAGTGACCGCGATTCGCACGTATCCATTGAACCCGCTGCTGCCGGCTGGGCATCCCGACTACAACAACCAAACATTCTGGGAGGCCGCCTACAATCAAGCCGTGGCGCAAGGGTTGCTGCCGGCTGGCTGGACCTATGACGTGGAATACCCGCGCACCCGGAGCACGTACTACCGGCGCCAGCTCGCGCAAGACACGATCGAAACTTTCCCCGTGCCCCTGGATCAAGTGGTCGGGGACCTCATGCGCGAGTCCGGCTACGTGGCCGAGGACTACGACGTAACCGCGCTGGAGGAAAAGACCGTCCTGGGCTACGTGCGCACGCGCGTGATGGCCGGGCGCGCGGCAATCGAACCGTTGCGGCAGGCCAAGTTCTTCGATGGGGTCGAGTCGAACGGAAAAATAAAATTCGTGCTGCGCGGCGGCGCGATCGTGGGCGAAATCACTGCGGACGACCTGGGGGTCACGGTGGCCGGCGAGGATGCCCCCAGCCGGCTGACGACCACGACGGCTGACGAAACCACACTGCCGCGCACGGTGCGGGTGCATTACTTGGCGGTGTCGCGGGACTACGAGCCGGGCGAACAGATCAGCCCAGCACGCAGCGAAACCCGGGCCACCAATGACGTCGACGTCGAACTGCCAATGGTGCTCGAGGACGACGAGGCGGCGCAGATTGCCGAAGTGTTGTGGGCGGAAGCCTGGACCGCACGTCGCACGCATTCGGCGGTCATCGATGCCGGCCGGCAAGAACTGGAGCCGACCGACCCGATCGAGATCCCGGTGGACGGGCGGGTGCGGCGGGTCCGTATCCTATCGATCGAGGATGCGTTGCCGGCGCTGCGCCGATTGGAGCTGGTGCGCGACGACGACGGCAGCTACGTAAGCCGGGCGGTCGGCACGGTCCCAGGGTACGTGCGGCCCACGCTTCAGGTCGCAAGCCCTGCCGAGTTGCTGTTGCTCGACCTGCCGGCGCTGCGCGATGAGGACGACAACGCGGGCGTGTATGCGGCCGTGCGTCCTTACCTGACCGACACGACGTTTCGAGGCGCTTCGATCCTGCGCAGCACGGATGGCGGCGGCAGTTACACCTCCCTGGGTCCGGTGAGCACGGCCACGCCGATGGGCTATTTGTTGCAGACGCCGGGAGCAACCGAGCCGCACACGATCTGGGACGAAGTCACGGTGCTGCGCGTGCAGATGCAATACGGCGAATTGGAAAGCCGGACCGAGTCCGCCGTCCTGGGCGGGGCCAATGCGGCGGCGATCGGTGCGCATGGTCGGTGGGAGATCGTGCAGTTCAGGGACGCCAGTTACTTGGGCGAGGGCATCTGGCTGTTGAGCGGGCTTTTGCGCGGGCGCCGCGGCACGGAACACAACATCGGGATCAGTGTTGCGAATGATCGGTTCGTGATGTTGTCCGCGGGCGGGCTGATCCGCTTGCCGTTGAACGTGGCCGAGATCGGCGCGTCGCGGCTGTACAAAATCGTCGCGCTGGGCACCCGCTTCGGGGATGCCGAGCCGCAGGAGTTCACGGGCACGGGTGAAGCGTTGCGGCCGTTCAGTCCGGTGCACATCAAGGCCGCGCGTGAGTTTGACGACGACATCGAAATCACGTGGTTCCGCCGCGGCCGCATCGGGCAGACGTTGCAGAGCGGGACCGAGATGGCGTTGAGCGAGGAAACTGAAGCCTACGAAGTGGACATCCTGGTGGGCGATGAGGTCGTGCGAACGATCGAGACGACGACCCCCGAGGCGATCTACACGGACCTCCAGCAAGGCGAGGACTTCGACAGCCCCGCCCCCCTGGCCATCACGATCAACGTCTACCAGATCAGCGCGACCGTCGGTCGTGGCCACGTGGGCGTGCTCGAGGTCGTGTTGGTCGATCTGCCCGCGGATTCAGATCCTGCGGACGTGGAGCCGGACGAACTGCTCGTACCGGACGCCGACGCCATCCTGGTTCCGCTCACCTACGACGAAACGAACGAAGCCGTGGCGCCGCTCACGTGGACCCGCTTGGGCGATGGGCCGCGAGTCACGCCAGCGGGCATGATCGGCGACGGACTGAATGCGCGACTTCTGGCCACGGCTGGGTTGCCGGGCTACGCCACCAGCAACAGCGGCAACCTGTACCTGCGGGCCACGATCGCCGCTTTTGCTGCGGGCGCGCGTAACGCCACGGCGGACCGGATCGTGTCCGTGTGCGTGAACGATGCGACAGCCAACCCGCGCCTTGAATTCGCGATCGTCGATGACGCTTCGAATTCTGACGAACCCAACGTAGCCGTGCGGTCCTACACGGGATCCATGCAGACCAAGCGATTGAGCCGGCGCGAGTGGCGCTTCGCATCTGCCTACCCTGAGAAGACGCGTGGCGGCTTTGGCGTGCGGCCCCAGGGCATTCTGTTGCTGGAGGGATTGGTGCTCACATGCGAGCACTACGAGGAACAATTCAGCACGGCCCACAAGGTCAATCCGGCGACTGGCGCGAACGAGGGCGTGTTCCAGTTCGCGGCCGGGCGCAATCACGTGAGCGCGATCGCCGATAGACCGAGCGACGGCAGCGTGTGGTTCCTGGACGCGACGACCGAGCACTTGCTGGAGGTCGATCTGGACGCGAGCTTCGCGAGTCAATCAGCCGTGGTCCTGTCGGATGTGGATCTGTCGGCGCTTACGGGCCCGGTGGCGATCGACTGGGTCGTGATCGACGAGGTCGAATACCTGCTGGTGGGCGAGAACGTAAGCGGGCTGGTGTACGTGTTCGACGGTGCAGACGTTGTTGACGCGGCAACGCTGGTCGCGGCAGATCGCGTCAAGCGGCTGCAGGGCCCGGCGAACTGCCAGGGCATCGTCTTCAGGCTGCAAGGCGAAGAGGGCGAGGACGACGAAGAGGAAGAATCGGAAGACTCGATCGGCGTTCTGTACTCCGCGACGACTGGGTCCGGCGCCCTGGTGCATGCGATCGACTTCGGGACCTGGTTCGCCACCGGCACCGACGACCAAAGCTATGCCGGCTACGAACTGGCGACCCACGGTGCACCGTCGGCGATGGTAGGGGACCTGGATATCGACGACGGCGGCAATCTGTGGATGCCGACGGAAGGATTGGCGACGCTGGCGGATGACACGGACTGGTTCGCGATCTGGACGTCGCCGTTGACCGGATCGGTGGAGAACATCTACAGCGCCTACTACGCGGGCGGCGCGGTGACGGTGCGCATCAACGACCGGGCATTCTGCACGCTCGCATGGACGCCGACGCCAACGCCGGCCGCGATCAGCATCGGCGGGCCACCGCAGGCAACCCTGGGACAGGCCAACGGCTTTTTCCTGGGCACGGTGCGCGATATCGTGATCCAGGGGACCGACTACGACCCCAACGACTTCGACCTGGGGTTGGTGTACGAGAACGAGGGGACCGTGCAGGAATACCCCCTCATCATCGTCAACCCGGGCGCCGAGGATGGGGTGACGGGCTGGACCAATGAGGTGGGCGTCCTGGGCGTGGACACGTCCACCCCTGATCCGCATTCTGGGTTGGGCTTTTTCTACGGGGTGAACAACGCGCACACGACGGCAAGCCAGCGCGTCGAGCTGGCCGCGGTGTCTGATGTCGATGTGGAGCGGTTGGACGATGGCGACTGCTGGATAATCGTCCAGTGGTTTGCCGCCTCGTTCACGGGCCAAGATGACACGGGCGCCATGTGGGTGCGATTCCGGGATGCGTCGGAGGTGCAGATTGGCGGCGACCATCAAGGCCCAGCGCTTCGACCGCTTCCGAACGTCACGTGGATTCCGCGCAGCTTTGCCGTGCTGATCCCTGCCGGCACCCGCTACGTTGACCTCGTGATGGACATGGTCCGCGTGGATGGATCGGACAACGACGGGTACACGGACGACATCAGCGCCGCTATCTATGTTCCGACCGCAAGCGAGTAACGCAGCATGACCACGCCTTTCCTTGGAATGGATGAACTCGAAGCGGCCCAGGCCCAACCCGAGATCACAGTCAACGAAGCCCTGCGCACGCTCGAGGCCGCGATATCGATCGACGTGTTGGACAAGGACCTCACGACGCCCCCGGCATCCCCGCCGAGCACCGCGCGCTATCTGGTCCCGGCCTTGGGTGCAACCGGGGCGTGGGCGACGATGGCCAATAAGATCGCGTTCTTGCTGGGCACGGTCTGGACCGCACTCACGCCGCGGCTTGGCTGGACCGTGTATGTAGTGGACGAGGCCAAACGCTACGAGTGGGACGGGGCAGATTGGGTGGAGTTCGCCGGGGGCGGTTCCATCGCGATCAGCGGCCCCGATGAGTCGCCCCCGGTGAGCGTTGCCACGGTGACGTCGCTTGAATTTGTGAACGCTGTGGTCGAGGACTTGGGCGGCGGGGCGGTCCGCGTCACATCGTTGGGAAGCGATACCCTACCCGAGCTGGACCTCGGTATGTTCTTCCCCGGCATTCCAGCATCGAACCAGTTGATGTTTAAATTCGTCGCGGCGCGGGCGCTGGAATTACCGGCCAACTTCGCGGGAAGTTATGGGCACATCGGCACGAATCCGACCAGTTCGTTCGTAATGATTGTGAGCGTTGCCGGCGCCAACGTGGGGACGATCACGGTGAGCACTGGGGGTGTCTTCACCTTCGCAACGACGGCGGGCGCGGTCATACCGGTCGATCCAGGCGAACGCATTGAGATCGCCGGCCCAGCCAGTGCGGACGGGACCGCGGCAGATATCGCGGCGACGCTATTGGCTGGGGTTCTGTGAGCGACAAGCACTTCGCATCGGTTCAGCTTCTGTGCGGCTTCAACGGCGCCGACGCGGCTACTGCATTTACGGACGAAAGCACCGCGGCCCGTGTGGCAACGTTCGTCGGCAACGCGCAACTGGACACGGCCCAAGCCAAGTGGGGATCGGCTTCGCTGCTGGTGGACGGCACGGGCGACTGGGTTACGTTTCCAGATGCCGCGGCGTTCACGCTGGGAACGTCCGACTTCACGCTTGAGTGTTGGGTGCGCGCCGCCGCGCTTGGCGCGTCATTGCGTGGAATTTTCGGGCAGTGGGAAGCGGGCGGCAATCAGCGCGGGTCCGGGATTTTCTACAACGGCACGTCGAATCAGATCGAGTTCTTCTACTCGACCACGGGAGCGAATAGCGCGAGCTTCACCGGAGCCTATACGCTGGCGCTCAATACGTGGGCGCACTTCGCCGTCACCAGATCGGGCGCAGACCTGCGCCTTTTCGCCGATGGAGTTCAGTGTGGGACGACGGGGAATATCGGTGCTTCTTCGATCTTCAACAGCACGGCGACGATGAAAGTCGGGCTGGTGAGTGCGGCGGGGACGCCTTGGAATGGCTGGATCGATGATGCGAGATTCACCGTCGGCGTTGCGCGTTACGTTGCGAACTTCCGGCCCCCGCGTGGGCCATTCGATCGGCGCAAGAATCTCGGGGTGCTGGGCGGCTATCGGCAACCGATTGTGGCGGCGACGAGCCTCTAAGCCTTCGGGCTCTTTTCCGCATCACGATAGGCGCAGAACAGAATCGAGGCGCAGACGACCCACGCGACCAGGCAGGCCAGCGCCAGCACGATCAGGACCCACGTGGGGATTGTCTCGGGCACGTCGGCTAGTTATCGCGGACCCGACGGGCGCGCAGGGTGTCGCGCAACCCCAGGATGGTCCACGGCCCTTGACTGCTTGGCGGGGTGCTGGCGCAGAGCGATTTCTTACCCTCGCCGACGGCTTGCAGGTTTTCCAGCACCAGCACGACGTCCGGGAACTCAGGCGACAACCAGCGGGTGTACTCCTGAATCGCGAGCTTCAACCGGGCCAGCTCTTCGGCTTCCTTGCTCATTGGCCGCCACCCGCAATAGCAGCCCCGTGGCGACGCGATCCCGTCAAAGTGGCCCGGTAGCACTTCCCCGTGGGGATGCGCTTGGACAGCGGCACGAAGAACGGGCGGACGGCCACCACGTAGATCAGCAGGCCAGCGACCACGCAACCGAGAAGAACGAACCACATAAAGCCTCCGTGGCGGAAAAACGGACCGGGCGAACGCTCGGGTGCTGATCTTAGCGGTCCAGTCTCAGCGGGTGCTTGCAGCCGCTGGGGTTCAGCGCGTCGCCCGGTCCATGAAAGGGACTCGAGGAAAGAAGTGCGAAGTCCGCACCAGGAAGAACCCGTCGCCGGGCGCTGCCTGGTGCGGGCTACTTGTAGCCGGCGCACCGGGGGCAATGCTTCTCCCCGTCAATGACCGCCACCAGGTCGTGCGTGGACATGAACTGAGAGCCGCAGCAGGCGCACTTGCCGAAGTAGCTGCCGCCGCCGACATAGGTCCCGATGGTGATGAACTTGCGGGCGCCGACGGTTTCGAGGGCTGGCAGTGGCGCGCGTTGGGGGACGTATTGAAGCTCGACCATGTGGGCACCCGTTGTGTTGTTCGACGGTGGCCAATGTAGCGTGGCGTGCAGGTTCCGGCAAGTGACGGGGGTCGCACTCCTGGGATTTCTCCCGGGTTAAAACCCCCATTTAATACCGGGAGAAATCAACGGGCGCGCGGCTTCCTTCCGTTCCCAGCCAGCCGCGTTTTGCGGCCGGTACGGTATACCGAGGTGGCTGCTTTGGCTTCGCTACCCCTTTTGCGGGGGTCAGTCGCCCACCGGTGGATTAAGGCCACCGGCCCTATCCCCTGCGTCCGGTCCGATCGCCTCTTTCAACCGTTCGAAGTAGTTGAGAGAACGAGAGCCAGGCGCACGGGATAGGTGCGAAGTTGTCAGGATATCGCCACGTCTTTCCTGGGGTCGGAAGTCGCGCACGTCTGCCGTCTGGTTAAGCTCAACGGTCGCGCAAAGGGCCCCGCGCTGGAGTGCTCCCAGCTCAGGCGCGCGTGTTGCCCGCGCCGGGCGTGTTCGGTTTTCTGTGCGGCGTCCCCGAGTCGGGACCGATGCTTTCGCGGCACGCGCGGAAGCTCAACCGCAAGCAGTAGGGGGCAGATGCTGGCGCGGCCGCTATCCCTTGTGAGATAGTTCGCACGCCAGTTGGGAAACCGGCACCCGTTGTTGTCAGTTGAGCGTCAACGCCCGAAGGCTGCAAACCTTCGGGCGTTGTCATTTGAGCGTCCGAAATGCTCCGATGTCCAGCCGTTGTAATCGGTGGGCGGAACCGGTATGGAGTGCAGGCCAGCCGGTCCCGTGTCGGGTTAGTCCCCCGCAAACTCCCCCTGAGTCGAGCACGCGGCCGGCTGGCGACTTGCCAGGGTGTAGCCTGCGTCCCTGATGCAATCCGCCAGGGTGCAACCTGTCAAAAGCGGCCGAGGCTCATGTACTGGGCGATCCAGAGGGCCGCGACTTCCGCATTGATCGTGTTGCCGTAACCGCGCAATCGCAGAACACGCGCGGGAGTCCCATCAACCAGCGGGAATGTGCCGGGTTCAACTGGCCGCGCTCTTCCGTCTCGACAGGGGAGCCAATCGGCGTCGGTCCAGAATGTACGACCTGATTGTTGAGCTGTTCCCCTTTCTTGCCGCCGCCCCGTTCCTCGTAGCTCCTGGAGTTCGCGAACCGGTAATCCCGGGCCGCTGGCGTCGCCCACGTTGCGAGCTGGGCTTGCAGGTTCAGCGCGGTCAGACTCACGCCGCACTTGCCGGCCAGCCTTTTCTTGCGCTCGAGGAACTGTTCCAGCGTTCCACCGGCTTCCGTCATTGTCGGTGTTGACCAGCCGGCCAGCGCCGCTATCTGGTTCAGCGGCCGCCCCGTGTCCCACGGTCGCGAATCCTTCGCCCCGCGGACCGCATCCATGACTGTAGGTGTCGGCCACGAAGAACAACCGCTGGCGGATGTTGGGTGCGCCAACGCCCGGTGCGCATAGATCGGCGCACCCGACGGAGTACGCCGCACCTTCCAGGTCAGGTCGTACAACGTCGAGCCAAGCGAGGCCGTCGCCGCCCGATACCTGCTCACCAAAGACAACGTCAGGGCGGCGCTGTTGGATGAGATGGAACCAGGAAGGCCATAGGTGCCGCTCATCAGCAAGCCCAGCTCTGCCGCCTGCCGTGCTGAAAGGCTGGCAAGGGCAGGACCCGGTCCAGACGGGGCGGTCGTCGGGCCACCCTGCGAGGCGCAGGGCGTAGGACCAGACGCCAATGCCGGCGAAGAAGTGGCACTGCGTATATCGAGCCAGTTCATCTGGTCGAACATCTCTGACGTCACGTTCGTCAACCTCCCCAGGCGCGAGCACGCCAGCGCGTATGAGTTCCCGAAGCCACGCGGCTATCTTCGGGTCGATTTCGTTGTAGTAGGCCGCCACGCGCTATTGCAGCTTCGGCAGTTCGCCGAGCTCACAAAGCCCGCACACGTCGCCGACGAAGGCCAGCTCCGTCTTGCAGTTCGGACAAAGCACGGCCACGACTTCGAGATCCGCGGAGAGATCCCCCTGCGCTTTCGTGATGGCCGCACGGATCGGGTCGTCGGGCGACTTGTGGCACGCGCACGCGCACCACATCCGCGGCAGGACACGATGATCAGCGCAGCGCATCGCGTCCGAGAACGAGCACCCACACGGCTTCCGGGTTGGCGTGTTGCTTACTGGTTCGCTCATGGCAGCGCGTCCGGCTTGATGACCAGGCGCGGCGGGCTCAGTGGCTCCAGTCCGTCGAGCTTGCACTTTCCCTTGCGTCGCCATTCGTGGGCAAGGTGCTCGAAGCGCTGGCCGAAATCCTCGCGGCCGGTGATGTAGTTCAGCCACTCGTGGACTTCCTGTTCGCATCGCTTGGCGTCGCATTCGATGACCGCGACCGCGGCTTGCCGCAAGTCATTGTCCAGCGCGCGAAGTTCTGCAAGATCCAACGGGAAGCGCTGGCCGTTGTACAGCGCAAGCAATACGCCGGTTGCGACGCGGGCGCCGGATGTGCCCATGTGCTGCTGGGTGACGTTCCACAACGCGACCAGCGCGGGGAGATTCATTGACGGGGTGCTCATGGTGGGAAACCTCCTGCGTTACTTGACCAGATAGAAACCGGTGTCGATGAGCCACGCGACCAGCGCCGGCGCGCTGACCATGTTGGCGACTTCCTGAACCTGCCCCGCCATTAGCGACGCATAGCCCCAAGCGTTCTCAATGCCGCAGCGCTGGCGGATCTGCCGGGCGTAGGTGACGAGTTCGCCGGCTTTGTTGACCAGCCGGACCTGCACGTATTCGGAGTCGTGCACGACTTCGCGGACGGCGTCGAAGTCGGCGACGTTGCCGATCGACACCAGCGGCGCCACCGGGGCGGGCGTGTCATCAATGGGGACCGACATGCGGACGGGGCGGCCCATGCGGTCGAAGCTGTTGAAGGTCTGGATTCTGATGTTGTTCATGGTCTGGGGACTCCTGTTCGTTGATCCGTTAACCGTCCACCGTCTCGCATACGTCGTCGATCTCATCGGCCGCGATCTTCATCGCGTGATCGAAGGCGAGGCGGGCATTCACGAAGCGGGCGAACTTCTTTTCGCTTTCCTCTTTCTCGCACATCTGCCAGTTGTAGACCGTGAAGAGGTCCGGGGCGGTCTGTTCGACCGTGATGATCTGGCACATCTCGGTCGGTCCAATCTGCAACTTTGAAATCAGCATCGCGGCACCCGTGTTGTTTGTTTCGACGGTGCCAATATAGCGTGACGCGCAGGTTTTGACATGACGCCGGTCACAGTTTCGCCGGCTTCTGGCGGGAACTGGCCGGTCCTGGAAGCCCGGGCGGGGCTGCTACAGCAGGGACCCTTGGGCGGGGATCGGTGGGGCTGCTGGGCCATCCTGGGCCGTTTCTGGGCGGTTTACGCCGTCCTGGGTGGGGAAATGTGGGGGACGGGCGCAAGGGGCGTGGAGCCACCGGTGGAGGGGCGCCGGGTCGTACTCGACCAGATAGGGGAACAGGCTGCGGGCGACCTCGCCGGGCTGGCCGCAAGCCTCACAGCTCACGGGGTCAACCTTGGACACGGGTCCCCGTGTCTGCGTAGAACTCGGGGTCGTAGATCGCGCCCAGCGGCACGACGGCGTTGTAGTACGTGAACAGTTGCCGGGCGAGTTCCCGCTTCGGGATCTGCTGGCCCTTTTCCACGCGCGACAAGTTGGTCGGGTCCGTGCCGACGGCGGCCGCTACGACCTCAAGGCTAAGGCCGCGGCTCTTTCTGGTCTGGGTTAGAAGTGATGGCATCGCGGGCGCATCTTCTCAAATCCTGCGCGCCGCGCAAGGGTGAGCACCCGAGGCTGTGACGTGCGTCGAGTTGACGTCTTTGCGGAAAGCTGCGCATGATGCAGGCACAACGACCACGGGAGCCACCGATGACCGGACACGAGAAAGCGCGGGCCCACACTCCGCGCGCTGATGTTGCGCGGCTGGAGAAGAACGACCAACGCTGGTCCATCTGGCTGGCGCCGGAAGCAACGGTCGTCGAACTGGCCCTGCTGCTGGGCGGCATCCCCTGCAAGCTGGAAGCGCACAACATGGGCGAGGGTGCGTTCGCCCTGATCCCAGTTGAACCGCACTCGCCTTGTCCGACGGCGGACCAGCTCGCGGCGCTGTTCGAGAGGGGGCTGGGAAAGCCATTGCCGTCATTGCGCCAAGTTGAAGACCCTGTCGACGCTCTGGTCCCGTAGCAACCGCAGAGGCAGGGCGGAGGTGAACCTTGGCATGCGGTTAGGTTTGTCTCTCACGGGACAGCTTCTATAAACGGGAGAACAATTCGATGAGCACGTCCGAAGAAGCGGTCGACGTTGCGCCGGCGATTCTCACATTCACGGGACGGGTCGATGCTGGCCAGGACGCGGAGCTTTCGGCGATCGTGCTTTGCGTTCAAGTGCTGGAAGGCAAGGACCTCGGCGACGACCTGACGATGGAGGGGCGCCGGCGCATCGTCGATTACCTTGTGTCGCGCTACCGAGCATTGGAAGGGACATGAGCAAGCCGACGGCGGCGGACTGGCAACGGCTGGCCAATCTGAAAAAGAACAACGCGCGGAAGGTGGCCGAGCTGCGCGCGCTCCGACTGGGAGACGGGAAGCGCGGGGACGCCCTGCGCTTGCAGAAGTCGATCGCCGAAGCGGCACGGCTGGAAAAAGAACTCAACAAACGGGATAGGAAAACATGACAGACGAACGCCAACGGCGCACCTTCATCATTCACCCGGAATACTTTGTCTGGCCAATTTTGCTGGCGCTGGCGTGGTGGTTTCTGTGGTGGATGTTTGTGGTCCCACCAGATTCAACTCGGGCGATTCTGTGCCCCAAGCACGAACGGCGGGCCGAAACCTACCGCACGCTGGCCGATATCAGACCCTTGAAGGACTACGAGTTGAAGGGGTGGGCGGCGAGCGACGAGTACGTGAAGCGGTGGTGCCAGTGAAAAAGGTTTCACGTGGAACAGGCCCAGCGGTCCGCCCCATCCTGTTCCGGGCGCCGATGCGTGCGGCCATTGCGGCGGGCGACAAGACCGAAACCCGGCGCATCGTGGACGCGAGGAACAGCACGGTGCACCCGGGCACGTTCGCAGGCGTCAACCTGGAGAGCGGCCGCGCGCGCCGATTGAGCACCCCGGAAGTGCGGGCGCGTTGTTCGTTCGAATCCGGGCGCGTAAGGGTCGTGACCGTGGCGCCAATCGTGCGGGCTGGCGATCTGTTCTGGACGAAGGCGAACCGGTTCACCAGCCGGGCGAAGTCCGAAGAAACGCTCGAGGTCCTGACGGTGGACGTTGCGCGCATCCAGGACATGACCGACGCGCAGGCGCAGGCCGAGGGGATCGCGCACTACAACCCGAAGCGCCGCGGACCCGTCCCAGCTTCGCACCGACTGAAGTTCGCCGCCCTGTGGGATGAGATCAACGGCGCCGGCGCATGGGCGCGCAACGACTGGGTGTGGATCTATCGGTTCCGACCCTTGCGCGAGAACATAGAGGCGATGCTGGCGCGCTGGGAGTCGAAGCCGTGACGCCTTTTCCATGCTTCAGCAGCGCGCACCCCAACGGCTTACCGGAGGTCCTGTGTGAAATGCCCCGCTGCCACGCGCCGGCGACGTCGCTGGTATGGATGCGGCTGGCGCAGGACTTTAGCCGCGACGTTCACCTTCGCCTTTGCGTTACTTGCACGATTTCTGCCCGTGCGAACGCTGCGTCGGTTCTGGCGCTGGCGACGGCGCGGGATGCGGATCGTTCCGCATGGCTTGCTGATCGACACGCGGGGACTGCGGCCAGATCCCGCGGCGGCCGCCCAGCTAGAACGAAGGCAGCAGTCGCTGACGTACTCACCTACAAACGGTTTTCATCGTGACAACGTCCAGCAGCGCAAGGGGTAGAGCATGAAGAAAGTCGTCAACGTCCTGTCCGTCCTGGTCGTGCTGCCCATCTGGTACTACCTGGTCTGGTGGCTTCTGAAGAGGGCCGACGCCGGCGAGCTGCAGATGTTCCTTTTCTGGGTCTACGTGCCCGTGGGCTTGCTGTGCTCAGTCACCACCCGCCTTGTCGAGAAGGACTAATGAAAGGGTTCTGCACATCGAAGCGGCCGCTGCGCTTCTGGCAATACCAGCCGACGGCCGAGGCGCTTCCCATGTGGGTCGCGATCCATTGCAACATCAACGAAGGGGCGACCGTGTCGAAGGCGCCGAATATTACCGTCCATGTCCCGGGCGAAGAGTGGACGCTGGACCCGGGCGACTTCGTTGTCGAGCACGCCAACGGCACGCCGTTCGTGTTGAGCGAGGGCGAGTTCGCGCAGATGTTCGACATGTGCGCCGAACAGACGCGTGGCACGTGAGCTTCCCCAAGCACTTAATCGTCACCGCATGGGCGCCCGAGATCGAGGGATGCGGCGCCGAACTGGAGATCAAATGGCAAGTGATCCAAACAACGAAGCGGGGCCGGACGCACCGCACCCTCGTGACGATGAAGGTGGACCGGTTCGTGGTCCGGCAACTGATGGAGCAAGTGGCACGGATGCAGGACAGGGACCGCGAGCGATTGGCGACGGAAGCTGGGAGACTACATTCGGAGATCCAGCCCCTAACCCGCCCCGCAGGTTCTGGGACCGGCTGATTCGGCCGACGCTCTGGCGAAAAGGTCGAGTACTCCGCGGCCGGGTGAACCGCGTGAGCCGCATCGCATCCGGCGAAACGTCGGTGGTCGTGCGCTTCGGGATGGATGAACCCGACGCGAACAAGCTGCTGCCTGGGACCATGATCGAAGTCGTGGAACTGCGCGGCGGCATCCCGCCGAAGGACGCGAAGCCGTGAAGTACGCGTGGCAACACTGGCTGGTGGTCGCGTTGATGCTGGGCGTCGCGATCTTCACGCCGCTGACATGGTGGACGTGCTTGGCCACCTTCATGGCGGGGATCTTCACGGAGCGGGCCGTCCGCACGTGGTTACTGAGGCGCCGAGCTGAGGCGCGCGTCAAATGATCCTCGAGCTACCAACGAAGAAGCCGGACGACCCAGAGGCGTTGCCCATTGGTGCTGTCGTCGATTTGCTTCGAGAAATGCCGGGCGGATCCCGCGTGCACTTGGACAAGGGTTGGAAGGTCATCGGCTATACCGAGTCTGGCAAGGGAAGGTGGTCAGGCTACGAGCTGGAGGCCGCTGACGGCCGCCGCACGGTGGCTTCGAAGTTCGAAGCCTTCGACCAACAACAACCGGGACAACAGTGCATGCAGCTCGACGGCGAGAACCTTTTCGACGGCGAATCCGACGTGGAACACGGGACGCCGATTTGTGGCAACGATGCGGAATGGACCAAGTGGCTGGCGTGGGTCCTGTCGCGTCCTGAATCGGTGCGCCAGCTTTGCGCGGAGTTCCCCATGTACACGCGCCTTGTCGTAGACGGGCAGGTCCGCTTCGTCATCGGTTATCACGAGGACGGGCAGGTCGTGGTGTCTGAGCATTGCCCGCGCTGCTATCCCCTGGAAATTACGCGCGAGAGCGCAACGCGAATCGCAGCCGCAGATGCGCGGACGATGATCGCGAGGACCGTGAACTAATGGCCGAGAACAGCCCGATCGAGTGGACCGACCACACCTTCAACCCCTGGTGGGGATGCGCGAAGGTTTCCCCGGCGTGCGACTTCTGCTACGCCGAACGGGACGCCAAGCGCTACCAGCCGGGGATCAACTACTGGGGCGTAGATGCGCCGCGCCGTGAGTTCCTGGACGCACACTGGAACGCGCCGCTGCGCTGGAACCGGGCGGCGGCGGAAAGACAGAAGCCGGCGCGCGTGTTCTGTGCGAGCATGGCCGACGTGTTCGACAAGAACGCACCCCCGGGCGCGCGTGAGCGGCTTTGGGAGCTGATCCGCCAGACGCCCTACCTTCGGTGGCTGTTGCTGACGAAGCGCATCGGCAACGCCCCCTCGATGCTTCCGCCCGACTGGGACCGGGGCTATCCGAACGTGTGGGTGGGGATCAGCGTCGTCACGCAAAAGGAAGTCGATCGCGACGTTCCGAAGCTGCTGGACCTGCCGGCCTACGTGCGCTTCCTATCGTGCGAACCGTTGCTCGAGGCGGTGGACCTCTACCGCGGCGGGTTCAGCTTCCTGTCGGGCGGCCGCTACTATGCGCAAGTGAACTGGGTGATCGCGGGCGGGGAGAGCGGGCCCAGCGCGCGGCCCATGTCGGTGAAGTGGGTGCGGCAGATCCGCGACCAGTGCAGCAACCAGGGTGTGCCGTTCCTGTTCAAGCAGTGGGGCGAGTGGGTCCCGCCTGACCAGGTCCCCGAGTCGTCCTGGTCCGCCCACCACGATTACGTCGAGGGCGAGTACATGATGCGGCCGGGCAAAAAGAAAGCCGGGCGCATGCTCGACGGGCGAACCTGGGACGGCGTGCCCGACACTGCGACGGGCGAGGCCCTGATGGCGTCGCGGGCGCTGAAGGATTCGCAGCAGCGCGCAGAGTTCTAAGGGGTGAACCCTCACGTAAATATCATGGATTCCCTGGCACTATTAGGGCTCTCCCCTATATGGCTGCGCAAGGAACCGAGTCGTGGGGCGCATGCTGTTCTACCGCGACATGATCCAGCGCATCGCGCACACGGACGGCGTCCCTCCCGAGATTCGCGACCGGCTGCTGGTGATCGCCGCACGCAGCAAGGAGGGCTGCACAACCGAGGACGCTCAATGCGTGGCCTATCTGCTGTACCGCATGCTGTTGCCGCCGCCGTTTTTGCATTAGGGCTGCTGCTGCCGGCGTCCGGTGCTGAGAACAACCCGACCCTGCGGGAGTACGTCGACGCGAGGTTCGAGGCGCAGGAAAAGGCCGTCGAAGCGGCGCTGGCGGCGGTCAAGGAACAGGGCGCATCGGCGCAGGCGGCCGCCGATCGCGCGGTGCTAAAAGCCGAGACGGCGACCGAGAAGCGGTTCGAGGGCGTGAACGAGTTCCGGCAAGCGCTGGCCGACAACACGCGCACCCTCATGCCGCGCGCCGAAGCCGAGCAACAGTTAGGCGCCATAACGAAGAAGGTCGAGGACCTGACCAAGCGCATGGACGCACGGGACGAGCAATCGCGCGGGCTGTCGCAGGGCTGGACGATGTTGGTGGCGCTGGTGCTGGTGATCGCGACCGTCATCGGTGCGGTCGTGGCGGTACGGAAGCGCAACCCATGAAGGCGGCACTCTATCCCGGAACCTGCATAAGCGCGTGCGGGCGCTACCGGTACACCCTGGAGCGCAAGTGGACCGAGTCGCCACGCTACGTACTGTGGCTCATGCTCAACCCGAGCACGGCGGACGCGACCAGGAACGACGCGACGATTCGCCGCTGCATGAGGTACGCCGAGGACTGGGGCTTCGGCGGCATCCTGGTCGGCAACCTCTACGCGTACCGGGCGACGCAACCCGCCGATCTGTTCACCGCTGAGAACCCGATCGGGCCCGAGAACGACGCTGCGATACTGGAAATGGTCACACGGTCGCAGATGATCGTGTGCGCATGGGGCCAGCGTGGACCAGATCCGAGCCGGCGTTGGAACGTCCTGCGTAACCTGGGCGTCCCAAACTATCGACAGGTACGGGCGTTGAAGGTCAACGACAATGGCGAGCCAGGACACCCCTTACGTTTACGAGTGGGAGCACGGCCGATCGAGTGGGATCCGGTCGGGCGGGCAGCGCGCGAGAACGGCCACGGTGCGTGAGACTCCCGGCTACGAGATCAGCAGCGCCAAGCACAATCACATCTGCAGCGGATGCAAGGCGACCGTACTGCTGGGCCAGGTCAAGAACGCATCGGGCACGCTGAAATGGCGAAACTTCGAGTCCAAGCCGGTCGAACGCGGTCCCCATAACTACTATCGCCGGCACTTCTGCCCCAAGGTGAACGGCTGAAACTTGCGCGGCGTGCAGGTTTGTTGCATCCTTTCCCGCAATGAGCCACGCCGCCATGAAGCCCCGACTCGAAACCGTGACGCCCTACTTCGTCGCGCGCATGCAGCGCGAGCGATACCGTGCGTGGCGTTCTCAGGTCGAACAGTTCGCGGTGTCGGTGGGCTTGCGTCCGCTGCTGGCCCACCTGGGTGACGACGTGTGGGAGGAATACTTCGCCGCGAACGAAGACGCGATCGGCGCCGTCGTGGGAGAATTGCAGCGGATCGACTGACCAAAGAGGGAAGGCCATGCTGGAGAATGTGGACGAGTTTGAAGTTAGCGACCTCGGCGACGCTGCGCAGGAAACCAAGCAGGTATCGCCCATCATTCCGTTCTACGCGGATTCGACTTACGGGTTCGGCATCAGGCCGAACGGCTGAACCGCGAAGACGGTGGTTCCAGGCCATACGCAAGGCCCGGCCCGCATGCCAGCAATGGGGAGCGGCCACCGACACGGGACCAACGTTAGGATGCGCGAACGGTAGCGGTGCCGTTCGCGTGTTCAGCCCCCTGCACCGTGGCGACGGTCGGGGGACCCCGCAAGGGTTTTGATTACTAGGCGGCATGCCGGCGCATCCTCCGACCGGCTGTAAGTCCGCAAACACTGAGACGGGCCCGTCGCGATCGGCCGTTATTCGAGCCGGCGCTTGCCGAGGATCTAGGGTGACGGGCGAGTGGACACCATGCCGCAGCCGACTGGCCGTTAGTCCGAGCAGACGGGCGAGGCCATCTAAGTTCCGGTATTCCCGGTCGGGCGGGGGGTTCTGCCGAAGCCCCCCGCCCGGGAACAAGCTACCCGGCGCGGCCGGCTTCCGATTCGGCGCGGATGCGCGCTTCAACGTCGGCGAAGTCTTCGTCCGTGGCGTCGCGATCCTTCAGCTTCGCGGCGACTTCGGCCATGTGGGCGTCCACGTTGCGGCCGGCTTCGATGCCGTCGGCAAGCAAGAACAGCGAACCGGACGCTTTGGGCTGGCCCTGCAATTCGAGCGCGAGAGCCGAGCCACGGATAGCGATTGCGATAAGGTCGAGGGGGGTCACGTCTTACTCCTTGCCGCTTTCACGGCGGCTGCAAACTCAGTGAGGGCGCGCACCGCATCGTTGACGGCTGTCTGCAATTCGGTGGCGGTCTTCGCATTCTGGGTGGCTTCGTAGAGGCTGGCCACCTTCCGAATGCTGGGGCGTGGGGGCGTGGCTTCGTCGTCCCCGAGGAACACGGGCGTCGCCTTCAGCTCCGCGGCTTGCAGTGCTTCCTTCACATCCGCGGGCGTGGCCGGGTTTGTCACGATCCCTTTCCATTCCTTCAAGATCGCGAAGTACTGCTCGAGGGCGACGTATGCCTTGTCGGGCAGGGTGTCCGCTTCGCGGTACGCCGCACGCGTGCCAGTGCATCCCGAGACGGTGACGACGACGACGCTGAACGATGCAGCAAGTAACAGGGCGCCGAGCAATTGGGGCAGCACGAAGCCGCGCACCGAGTTTGGGTTGGGGATTTCGCCTTTGCGGATGAGGTCCGCTTCCTTCGTGGCCGCCGTGTTCGACATGTTGGGCGCCGGCTTGAAGATGCGCGTAATGATCGTCCACACGGCGGTTGCGGCCGCGATGCCGGCGAAGATGGAGCCGACCGTGGCGTCCCAGTCTATGTCCGTTGATGTGATGCCGAAGAATGCCGTGCCAGCGATGAGCAACTGGACGATCTGCTGGCGAATGATCGCCGACTTGTACCAGGGGAGATTTTCCACGATGAGCCTCCAAGGGTTGAGGGCCACGCCGCTATAGCGTGGCGGTTTCGGCGATGAACTCGCCCAGCCGGTTGGCCCAGCCGTGCGCGTTCTCCGCTTGCAGTCGGTACCCGGCTTTCGCGGCTTCGGCGCGCACCGGATCCCGGGTAATCAGTTGGCCATAGAACACGCACCGCATCGCGAGGATGTGGGCATACACGGGCCGCACCGAAGCGATCGAGACGTCGGACTTCAAAGCCTGCAAGGTCTTGGGGCCGAAGTTGCCGTCGACGTCGATTTTCCAGCCGCGCATGGTTAGCGCTTTCTGGACGAATACCGTGGCGTTGTCCTGTCCATGCTGGACCGCACTGTCCACGACCAGGGCGCGCAGCGCGTCGTTTTCGATCTGGTCGTAGCCGGGACCGTCCACGTACTCTTCCAGGTAGATGGCGCGGGCCCTGGTTTCAGTAAGGCGCTGCAGGTCGGCGACGGTCGGGATGCCTTTCCATTGCCGTTTCTTGTGGAAGGCGCGAAGCGTGGCCAGCGTGATCCCGTACTTGGTTGGGCCGCCTCGGTCGGCCGGGTGATCGGTGAACGCTGAACCCTCGCGGCGGATAATTTCGTCGATGATCTGGCCGTCTGTTTTCATGTGGCCCCTGCCTGCTGTATCGTGCGTGCCGTGCAGGAATCTGCACGCGCTCAACCATAACACGGGGATCTCACATGACCGAAGCAACGGCGCGGGATGCCGCGAAAGAATCGATGGCGATTACCGCGGCGACGATGGGCCACGACTTTCTGGCGGCGCTGCTGACCGAGCTGCGGTCCATGCCCGGGCACTGGGCGACACTCAACGCCGAAAAACAGCAGGAGATCATCGGCAAGCTGAAAGAGAAGATCCAGGCGGGCATCGAAACGGCCGTGCGCATCATGCTGACGAGCGAGTTCCCAGCCGTGCAAGCCGACGTCGAGCACGTGAGCTTCAAGGGCGGCATCGTTGCCGGGCTGAAGATCCCGAAGGACGCCCCGTATCGGCACCAGCTCGCGGACGCGCAGGGCATGAAGGTGCTGGTGGTCATCAGCGACCCCCAACGCTGGATGAACCGCATGGACGAAATCAAGGCGCGCGGCGATCAGATCGACCTGTTCGACGCCGACTACGACCCGGCCAGGGACCAGCCAGGCTACAGGCGGGACAAGGACCCGATCGCACCGGCCGGGCCAACCTGGGAAGACCTGAAGAAGAGCCTGAAGGGTGAGACGAAACCCCCGCAAAGTGAAACGACGGCTGCAGGTCCAGACACGCCGACGCCCCCTCCCGAGCTGCCTACCGAGTACAAAGCCGAAGCCGCGGCCCCGATTGATCGCCGGGATGCCGAGGGCAACTGGGCGCCGGTGAAGCTCAAGCAGATCGCGCGCGGGGATGTGATCCGCATCCCCGGGTTCGATGCGGCGTTCGTTGCTACGACTCCATCCCTCAAGGGAAAGGACGGGTATACGGTCCAGGTCGAACCCGAGCCGGCGCTGGTTTTCGGCAGCGCACTGACGGGCGACCAGGAAAAGCGCGCGGCCGCCGTCGGGCTGCAAGAGCTGCTGTCCAACGTGGGCGTGGTGTTGTCGCTGGGCGCGATCGAAGCCTTCAGCCCCGAACAGCTTGCCGCCACGTCCACCTGGGTCCAGGCGTATGCAGTGGACCGCGAGGCGTGCAAAATCGCCCGGCCGCTGTGGCTTCCGATTCCCGAACCCAAGGGGGACGCGTCATGAACCGGGTACTGTTGGCGTCGCTGTTGCTGGGCTGTGCGGTAGTAGCACAGGCCAATGTCCCCCCGGTCATCTCAGGCAAGCCGATCACCACGATCGAGCAGGGCGACGTTTACGCGTTCGTGCCAATCGTGGTCGATGCCGACGGGCCCAGCCGCAAGTTCGTGATCAAGAACCGGCCGTCGTGGCTCAAGTTCTCGTATCAGACGGGCGGCCTATGGGGCACCGCGCCGGCGCCGGGTGTCTTCAAGGACATCCAAATCTTCGTGGACGACGGACCCAACACGGCGCGGTCCCTGCCGAAGTTCACCATCACGGTCACCAAGCCGGTGAACCCTCCCCCGGTCATCGCTGGCCAGCCTGTCACGCAACTGACGGCGACGAGGCCCTGGAGCTTCGAACCAACGGCCAGCGACCCGCGATCCGAACCGCTTACGTTCACGATCGCGAACAAGCCGAGCTGGGCATTCTTCGACACGGCCACGGGCAAGCTATCGGGCACACCAAGCGCCGGCGCGGTGGGCGTCTACTCCAACATCGTGGTGGCCGTTACTGATGGGACCACGTCGGTGGCGTTGCCGATGTTCGCGCTCACGGTGCAAGCGTTGCCGGTCGAGGCCGTCACCCTGTCGTGGACGCCACCGACTCGCAACGTGGATGGGTCCGCGCTCACGAACCTCGCGGGCTATCGGATCTACTACGGGCCCAGCGCGACAGCGCTTTCCGTGGTGATCGAGATCAAGAACGCGTCGGTCAGTGCTTACGTGTTGGAGAACCTGACGCCGGGCAAATGGTTCTTCGCCGTCACGGCGTTCAACGCCAACGGGTCGGAGAGCGTGCAATCCAACATCGCCAGCAAGACCACGGGGTAGGGGTTGAGTGGTGCGCCGTTCGCGCCCTGGGTCGTGCCGGTGGCCATAGCGGTGGGCACCGTCATCGTCGTGCCGGCACTTGTAGCGGCGGGCAAGCATTGGTTGAGCATGTGGCGGGCGTGGCGACACTCCCGGCTGTCGAAACTCTTCATCACCAGGACGGAGGTCGAGATGCAGTTCGCAACGCTGGCCAAGACCCAAGACACGCAGCACACGCAGAACCATGCGCTGCTGGATCAGATCAGAGCGGACGGGCAACAGCGCGAGGTCCGGCTTGTCGGAATGCTGGAAGCGTTCCAGCAGCAGAACCGCGAGGACGCAAGGGAACAGCGCAAGCGCGTGGACGATGTGCTCCGCATGCTGGGAGATCGCAGGCGATGAACGATTGCGGCCCTTTGGGAACAATTGACCTCGCGAACGTCACGGGCGCGCGCTTCGCCGATCGGCACGGCTTTTGGGCCAAGCGTGAAGAGGACGTGGCCGCCGTCTTGCTGTATGTGGGCGAATCCGTCTCGCTCGAGCTGACCTATGTCCAGTTCCTGTCGCTACCCGAAGAGCAGCAGGAATTCATCCGCAACGCTGGCACGTCCGTGAAGGTGAACCTGTGATAGTGATCGGGCTGGACCCTGGAACGACGACGGGCTTGGCAGTGTGGGACACGATCGAGCGCAAGCTGCGCGTGGTGAAGTCGTGCGGCATCGTTACGGCGATGGACGACGTGGCCATGTGGCGCGACCACGGCGATCGATCGGCACTGGTGATCTTCGAGGACGCGCGCACGTTACGGGTTACTGGTGGCCGCATGGAGGAAGAGCAGAAGAAGTACGGCGCAGCAGTGCGCGAGGGAGTCGGGAGCATCAAGAGGGATTGCGCGATCTGGGAAGAATTCCTCGAGGTGCTTGGCCTGCCATACCAATGCAAGAAATGGACGCGCGGCACGACGAAGTGGGACGCGGACTACTTCAAGCGCATCACTGGCTGGGAGGCAAAGACCAACAGCCACGCGCGCGATGCTGCGGTGATAGTGTTCGGACTGAACCAGCCGATCTGTGCGGGGATAGTTCGAGCATGGGAAGAAGACCAACAACGCAAGAAGAGGTCGACCGGCAAATCCTCAGCAGCGCAATCGACGTCTGCATCTGCAACCTTGCGACCCTTTCGGACTGCCGGCGCAGGGTGAAGGATGTGGGGTTGGCTGCACGTCTTCAGTTCCTAGAGATTGAGCTGCGAGAGGTGGGCGAGGCCCTTGCCCAGTATGCCCAAGCGTCCACCGGTACATCGCCCAGCGGGTAGCAGGAGAGCACGCGCCCAACGCTTGCGCGTGTACGCACGTACACCAACACGTCGAGCACACCAGCACCTGTACGACTGGGCTTGGCGTAAGTACAGCAAGCGCAGGCTGGCCGAGCATCCAGCGTGTGCGCAATGCATGCGTGAGGGTAGGACACGGCGCGCGGTAGTGACCGACCACATCAAGGACCACGACGGCGACCCCGTTCTGTTCCGTGATCCCGATAACCACCAATCGCTATGCAAGATATGCCACGACCAGAAGACCAGGCGCGAGCATGTGCCCGACCTCTAGCGCGAAACCTGCGCGGCGTGCATGATCTGTAACGCTCAACGATGACAACGAACGGGGTGAACCATGCGAGCCAAGCTACGGGTGCGATGCCTGAGCGTCGAAGCGCGCGGCGACGATGCGTTGCTGCGGTCAATAGTGACGCACGTCCTGGGGGCTCCTGCGAGGCCAGGGGGCGGGGGTAGGGGGCGGGTGAAAAGTCAGCGCGAAAGGGTCCCGCGAG